GCAGTAATTCAAGAAGGTGATATTGTAACTTTAGCTGCTGGATATCAAGCTGATTATCCTTATCCTTCAATTCCTCCAGCTATTTTTACAGGTCCAGTGTTTTACACCATTCAGGACAGGTTAGATGTAGTAGATAGAAGACTTACGATTCATTGCCTATTGAATCGGGCTCTGACCACTCAGAATTTTCTAAATGCTACACTACCTGCTTTATCAACTCAATTTACTCAAGCTCAGTTTATAGCCAATCAAGCTCTGAATAAAATCGGTATTAATAGTTCTCAGGTTCAATCTGCTATTTCTTCTGCTAATCCTCAAAGAGGAGCAAATAGATTACCTAGAGGAAAATCCTACTTCGGTAATCCTCATCCATATTTGAATGCGCTAGCAGATCAAAATAATTTACTCTCATGGTTTGATAACAAGGGATGGAATGTAGATTCTTTACAGCAGCCCTTAGGAAATTTAGTAGCCACTTATGCTCCTATAGTTCCTCAAGGTGGACCTCCAGCTAGAGTAGGTGGAGTAACTTTAAGCCTTATAGGTCAACCACAACAAACACAACTCGGAGTAAATTTTAGGGTTCTTCTAGATCCAACTGTTCAGATAACTGCGCCTCTTCCTCAAGTTGCTGTTCAAAAACAGTTTATTCGTCAAGCTCCGATTGCCTATCCTTTACCGGTAGGACAAGGACCTCCTGTTCCACTAGTAGATAAGTACGCTGTCGTTGGAGTTCGTTTTGTGGGAGATACTAGAGGAAACACCTGGTATTCAGAAATCACTGGAATAGCTCAAATACAACAAGCTATTCAATTGCTTGGTCAGAGTCTTCAAGCTGACGCTACGGGGAACTAGAATGTTATCAATTCAAGAGAGGCTAGGGTTACACACAGAACCCATTGCTGGAGCCGCTTGGCAATGGGCTTGCATGCTACGGTGTGCGGTTCCTGGAATAGTAGTCTCTTTTGATCCGGTTAAGCAAACTTGTGTTGTTCAGCCAGCAATTCAAGAGATGGTTCTTTTACCTCCTCCTGCTACGCAACAAGTCACTAACCCAGGAACCACTCAGAATATTCCAACCTCAGTAACTATTGAACCAATTCAAGATGTTCCCATCATGATGATGAGAGTTCCTGGATGGTCGATGACTTTTCCAATTACTGAAGGAACAGAATGTCTTCTGATATTTTCTGATATGTGTATTGATGGTTGGTGGCAGAATGGTGGAATAAATCCTCAGTATGATCGTCGCAGACACGATCTTTCTGACGCTTTTGCGTGGTTTGGTCCATGGTCTCAACCTAGTGTTCTTTCAAACTATTCTACTAATTCTGTTCAAATAAGATCAGATGATCAAACTGTAGTTATAGATTTGACTTCTGGCGCTATTACAGTTACTGCTCCTAGTGTAGAAATTAAGGCTCAAGGTGGAGTAGTTAAACCTGTAATTACTAAAGATCTATATGATTGGATAAACTCTACTCTTATACCGGCACTAACTGCTGCTCATATCACAGTAGACGCCCCTCCTATCACTTCACTTACAACCGTATTAGAGGCTGAGTAATGGCGACTATAACCGTAAGAAAATTAGATCCAGTTACTTGGGAACCTCAATTCGGTAATGGTCAAGAGAATTTTATTTCAGATTTAGAAGCTGTTACTCAAATAATAGCTACTCGTTTGAAACTTTTTCAAGGAGAATGGTTTCTTAATCTCGAAGATGGTTTACCTTTATTTCAATCTATTTTAGGTTCTTCGGGTGGACAGCGTAATCTTACAGTTATTACTAATCTTATAGCCGCTAGAATACTAGGGACTCCTTATGTCACAGCCATAGTTTCTATAACATCAAGTTATCAGAATAGGAAATTTGTATTTAGTGCAACAGTAGCGACTCAGTTTGGAGTTGTAACAGTGAGTAATTCTCCTGGAACTTCTGCTATTCTGACGAGTTCAACTACTTAGAAAGGGCTCTGATGGCATATTTTCCTCCAGTAATTACAGCAGCAGGACTTTCACTTCCTGTTTTTAACGACATTCAGAGTGCCATTTTAAGTGCTTTTCAATCCATATACGGATCAACTACTTATTTAGGAAACGACTCTGCTGACTATCAGTGGATTTCTGCTCTAGCTCTTAAGCTTAACGATAACATGCAATTGTGTCAACTGGCTTATAACGCTCGTTCTCCACTGACTGCTATCGGTTCAGATTTAGATTCTATTCTTAAAATCAACGGATTGACTAGACTTTCTTCCTCAAATTCTTCTGCTACTCTGTTGCTTACTGGTTTGGCTGGAACTCCTATTTATAGCGCCATCATAGCTGACGTTAATGGCATTCTTTGGCAACTTCCTCCGACCGTAACTATAGGTCCTGGGGGAAGTGTAAGTGCTACGGCTGTGTGTCAACAGGGTGGACCTATAAGTGCTGCTCCAGATACTATTAAGACTCCAGTTGGTGGATTTACAGCAGGATGGAATACAGTAACTAATCCTTCCGCTGCTAATGTAGGAACTCCAGTAGAGTCTGATTCCAATGCTAGAGCTCGTCAATCTGTTTCAGTAGCCCTCCCCTCTAGCACTAGACTCGCTGGAACTATTGCTGAAGTTAAAGCAGTGGCTGGGGTTACTCTTACAAATATCTTAGAGAATCAGACAGGAGTTACCGACGCTTACGGCAACTTAGGTCATTCCATGACGGCTGTTGTTATGGGTGGAACGGATTTAGATGTAGCAACAGCCATTTTCAATAATAGAGGAATAGGCTGCAACACTATTGGAGCTACTGCTGTATCTATGACTGAGGTTCCTGTGACTGATCCTAATTCAGGAAATGTCATGACTATTGGTTTCGTTAGACCGCAGACAGTTCCAATTTACGTTACTTTGGGAATCCATGGGTTAACTTCTAACTACAACTCGACGATGCAGACTAATATTCAAAATGCCGTAGCTAACTATTTGAATGGTTTGCAAATCGGGGAAGAAGTTACTCAGTCTGCTTTATATGGAGCTGCTCTTTCTGCTATGCCTAGCTTACTTCAACCTGATTTTTCAATTAGGTCTCTTCAACTAGGAACTGCTCCTTCTCCTACAGGAACCACAGATGTTGCCATGAATTTTTGGCAAGTTTCTTCTGGTCTCGTAGCTAACGTAATTATCAATGCGGTGTAAATTATGCCTGGACAACTACCTACTCAATCTCTTACTAATGGCTATTATCTAAATATACTTACTTCTGAGTATAGAACTACTACTCAGTTTAATGAGTGGTTTACTGTAGTTTTGAATATTGCTAATGACATTTCAAATTGTCTTCAGTTTATCACTTCGGCCTTTGATTTAGATTTTGCCGTAGGAGTTCAACTAGACGTTTTGGGTATTCTGATAGGAGTTAAGAGAACTGTTCCTTTTCAACCAAATAATGGTATAAGTCCTGTTCTTGATGACGATACCTATAGAATACTTCTTAAAGCTACTATAGCTAATAATCAATGGGATGGAACACAAGGTGGTCTATACCCTATATGGAAACAACTTTTCCCTGGTGGTCAGATTATCATCATAGATAATCAAAATATGACAGCAGATATTTTGATGACTGGCTCATTTTCTTCTATTCTTCAGGATTTAATTACTAATGGAATGATTGTTCCTAGACCTCAAGCTGTTCAGTATAATTACGTCTTCGGTACGCTTCCATTCTTCGGATTTGGATTTAACAATGAGTTCATAGCTGGCTTTGGTACAGGCCATTGGGGGTAATAAAGAACGATGGCTGGCTCAACTAATCTTCTTCAGTTTAATCCCGGTGCTGCTAATCAAGAAACTGATGCTCAATACGCAGCAGATTCTCAACGAGCTGGTGGAACAATTAATGGTCAAATCTTCAATGATCAGTTAGCTAATAAGTTATTCTACCAGCTTTCTACCTTTTGTACAGCTTTTGGATTGATGATGGCTTCTAAGGGTTACACTATTACAGACACAGATATCACTGCTCTTGAAGGCCAATTAGCAAATATCATTACGGCTGCTGATCTCAAAGCTAATTTACAGATATTGGGATTTTCTTCTACTACTAACTTTAATGGAGCAGTTAGTAATGGTTTTCAGGTAACGTTGTCTGGTAATATGGTAGCTACTGCTTCTGGTGTTTCTCCTGGACAAGAGATTACTTTCATAATTATCCAGGATGCAACTGGAGGTAGAGATATTACCTGGGGCTCGGGATTCGCTGGAGGTCCTAGTCCAGCTCCTGGTCCTAATCAAGTATCCATCATTACTTTCTTCGGCGATGGCGGCGGAACTTTACGCTCTAAGGTAGCTGGCGCAGTAACGAACTAGAGGAGATACTCATGCGTAATTTTTTTAAGATTAGTGTTGTTGTGTTGCTTTTAGTTTCAGCTGCGTGGGCTATTAATTATGCTAATCAGTATAATACCCATCTACTAAACTCACTAATTGATAATACTCCCATTGGATCACAGCAAGCTTCTTCTGGTAATTTTACTTCTATTAACGGTAGTTCTTCTACTATTAGCGGTAATCAGAATGTTGGGAGTTTTCAGATAGGTGGAGGAGCTCCTAATGGTCAAGTTTTAATGGGAAATGGAAGTACTTATATTCCTCAAACCATTAATATTCCTCCTGCTGGAAGTCAAGTAGTAAGTAGAACTGTTACAGGTTGTAGTTTTGGTAGCTATAATAATCTTGTTTCGTGCGCAGGTACTTTTACTTGGAGTACTCCTTTTGCTGATACAAATTATGACATTACAGGATGCATCGCTAATAGTAATAATGCTGCTTCTGTTATAGTAGCTCAGACTGGAACTAAACAAACCTTTGGATTCACATACGTTGAAACTCTTATCATGATAAATGGCGCTGGAGGAGGATGGGCTCCTCAGATTACTTGCTCGGCCTACCATCACTAATAGTTAGAAACCAGGAGATTTTTTAGATGAAAAAGTTTTTGCTATATGCGGCCCTAGTATTTACTCTGGTTTCGACTGTTTCAGCCCAGTATGTTCCTACTCCTAATATTGGTTTGGAAATTCCAGCAAATGGTTCTAATAACTGGAACGTTCCTCTCAACTATAACTTTAATAGACTGGATCAGTTACTCAGTGGACAACTGGCTCTTCCTGGTTTAAGCGTAAATGGGAACGTAACTGTAACAGGTTCAGTTACTGCTAATAGTTTTATCGGCGCAGGTGGAGCTGGTCTTGCTACTGCTTCTATCG